GCCACCATGTCCGCGTTGTTGCTGTAGTGATGCACGCAATCATATTGGCGGTTTTTGTGCAACTGAATTGTGTAGCGGCTGTATTTGTCCGCATCCGGCAATTCCAGTTCTTCGGTCGTCGCGTGGGAAATAAACACCACGTTCATTCCGCAATCTGTCGCCAAATAATCGCAAGCCTCGCGCAATTCTTGGTGCCGCGCATCAAGCATCCCGAATGCCTTGCCATAACCGCCATGCGCTGCGGCCATGTTTTTGCATTTTGGATTTGATTCGCTATCAATAATTTCCTTTATCGCCAGCTTTTCAAATTGAGTGATGCTGTCCACCACAACCGTCTTGCGGTCATGGTCGCCGCCCGCCAGCGCCTCAATCGCCTCAAAAACATCGGATGTTGATTTTGCAACAGGAAACAGCATGGCATCCGGGTGGCCGTCAATGCTTGCCGTGCCATCCTCGGCCCGAATAAATACCGGCTTCGGGAACATCGCAGCAAGCGTTGTTTTGCCCATGCCGCCCTCGCTAAACAGCGTGGAAATCATAGGCCTCGCCGCCGTCGGGCGGGATAGGCTTGAAAGGTTAATTGCCATTCTATTTCACCTCAACTTTCACAGAAACCTTGCCAGGCGTTGCAGTAAATGCCGACGCAATCTTGTTCCACATTTCAGGCTCGTTATTTGCAAGATATTTGCATCCCGCCGAATCCGCCTCAATTTTGATCTTGACCGGATGCAAGTTTGACGGAACGTGATCCTTTACAAAATCCCATTCCGCAGGATCAATCTTGCGCGTGATAGGCTGGCCAAGCGTCACCTTGTAGTTTTCTGTCTGGTGGGTTTTTGTGCCTTCCATTGGCACGTCAAAGGCTTGCGCAATCTCGCCCTCGATCTTAACGCGCAACTCCCGTGCGCGGCCCTCCGCGCGCTTGGCATCAAGCCAATCTGCGCAAAGTGTTTCGACATTGCTAGTCATTTCAAACTCCTCTTTTTCAACTATTTGACTTTACCTGCGTGTTGCAGCGGTTGCAACACCTAATTTTGCGACCATGCATGAATTATTGATGGCCGACCGCCGCCCGTTGGTTTTGACACCGCCCGTTCAATCGGGAAATCCTCGCAAACCATCGACAACAGCCCGTCGCGCTGCGGCTTGCCAAGGTTGCCAAGGCCGGGCACAACTTTAATCAACTCCGCCATCTTAAGGCCGTTTATGCCAGCGGCCTTGATTGCCGCCGCAACCTTCTTGCGCAAGGCATCCGTTTCGCCCTCGGCCATATTGTCGGCCATCGACTGGACAGCCCGCTGCGCATAGAAGTCCACATAGTCAATCGCCCAGCGCATGGCCACATCGTCCACATCATCCAAGCCCATGCTGACAGCCACGATAAGCGACACTCGCATGGCCATTTCACGGGAACGGTTGAACATCGATGCGGCAGATTCAAAGCGTGCGCTGTTTTGCCTATTGATCAGGATCGCCTCGTATTCATCCAGCAATTGATACGCGCTCGATGTGATTTCCAGCTCGACCGGCACCGGCGGAAATTCAGATCCTTGGTCTGTCAAGTTGCCGCCAGCGTTTGCAGATGCGCAAGTCTTGGCCCATCCGATCACATTTTCCGGCGGATCAATCCGGCGCGTGCGGCGCGATGCGCTGCGCGGCAAACGGCTTTCAACGATCAAAAAGCGGTTAAGCAATCCGCTCGCAACATCCTTGCCACTGATCGCGTCATAAAACGTTTCCGGCGTGGTCATCGCCATAACCGTTAGGCTGGGGTTTTTTATCCTGACCTCGGTTGCCTTCTTCTGCGCATCGGTCAGCGCAACCGTCGAATAGCCTCGGTTTTGAATGATGTCTGTTTGCCGCCCGAAACATTCCATCATCATCGACAGCGCCTGTTGCTGATTGACGCTTGCCCGATTGCCAGCCGCCGATAGATAATTGCCGAACTCATCGATCACGGCGATATGCGCAGGCCGCGATTTCAATGCCGACAGCACGCCGCCTTCCGACGTATAGCCAGCCGGGCCAAGCAAGTCATCGAGTCCAGCCGCCCGCAGCGTTTTGCTGATCACGCTGCCAGCATGTTCTTTTCCCGTGCCGGTCTTGCCGACATTCATGAAAAACAAACTAGACATATTGTTGCCGCTGGTAATGTATCGCTGACCCATCACAACTGCCCCGAATGCAAGCGCCGCCTGCACATCGAATTGAGGCTGCGGCTTGATGCACGTTGCCGCCGCAAAATCCACAAAGTCAGTCAGCACGCCTGGCACAGTCAGCAAATGCACAGGCACCTCGTCCGTATCAACTGCATCCCGTTTTGGCGCGACCGATTTCTTCATGATAAGCGCCGCAACATTGGCACCATGCCGCGACATCTCACGATCCAATTCGCTTGGACCTTCGGGCAAGCTGTGCATGTCCAGAATATCCGTTGCTGCCTTTACCGCTGCGCTGACATTGCCCAGATGCTCATATGTGCAAAACAGATCGAAGGCGTCAAACGTATGCGCAGGATCAAACGGGTCGCTTGCGTGGTGGCTATACGCGCGGCCATCATCCATCACGACAACGCCGGGGATCTTGCTGGTGCTGTTGGGCGACAGCCATCGCGTGCCAAACTGCCTGTATCCTGCCCGTGCAAGGGCTTCCCCAATCGGAGTGGCGTCATTGTAAGCCGCGATGACAGATTGCCCCTGTGTGGCCTCCCTGCGGGGCTTTGGCGGCGGCTGAAACTCGGCCTTGCGTTTCCACGGGCAAACATCCGCCATTTGTGGCCGGAACCGATCCCATTCCGTCCAGATCGTCAAAAGCTGATCGGGGATCTGCGGCAGGCCATTTGCCAGCGGCGTGCCAGCCCATGTATATGGCATTCCCGTGTCGGGATGGATCGACGGCGGCAAAACATCCTGCACCGATCCGGCGCGCAATTCAAAAACAACTTCCGTCTTGCGCGGATCGCCATCAACAGGCCAGCTTATCTTGCGGGTGGTCAGCGTCATGCCGTCCGGCGCTCGGAATAAAACCTTTCCCCGATCCGGCCTGCCTACAATGCGCGGCGCGCCCGCCATAATCGCATCCAGATCAATGTTTAACGCATCAAATATCGTCCGCGTGTTTTCTAGATGATCTATATCAAGCGCAACCGTGCCCGACAGGCTGTGCAGCAGTCCGACGTTGTGCGACGGGTTTTTGGTCCAGTAATCCGGCGGCGTGGCCTTGGTCTGCCAGCCGAATGTTGACGGCGCTTTTGATCCCGCCGGGATGCCAACTAATGCCCATCCCATCGCGGTGTAGTTGGCGATGTGCTTGTGCAAAGGGTCATCGTTTGGTAAATCATCAGTCATTGGCGAAATTCCTTTTCGCTGATACCGGCGGGTTGAGCGCGCCACACGCTCCCCGCCACAAACCCCCTTCTAACCCAAAACCGCATCCAATCGCAAGCATCAAAGTTTATTCCGCGTCCGCGCAGATTGGGTTAATTTTACTCTATGGCGTCCTGGCCATTTTTCCAAATATGAAAAAAGCTGTAAAATTTACTCCAGCCGCAACAAACGAACCCCATCGGAAAAGCCCTTGTAACACTACTATATATATAAAGATTTTTTTTAATTAGTATATTATAGAGAGAGAGAGATAGGGTTTCCTATAGGTTCAGGTTCTGGGGGGTGGGGATAGAGGGCAAAAAATACTATTTACTCCCCCCTGCATTTTTCGCTTGCAACGTGTTGCGCGGCGGATTAGGGTCAGATCAACAGAAACGCAATTACAAGGAAATGAACCCATGACACGCACCATCGAACAAAACGCAGCAGACCTTGAAATTGCACTTATGCGCATGGATCAAGCCCGCGACCGTTTGGCAGATGCAATTATCGCAGGCCAGTCAAACACTGATCGCCTTGAGAATGTTCATGCATCGGCAATTGCTGATTATAAAGAATTGAAAAAAGAATTTCACAGCATGGCCGCAACCGCCTAACTCAGCAGGGCTTCGGCCCTGACCAACGCAACCATCAAACAAGAGATCAAAATGAAAAACCAAAGCATCAACGAAAAAGTAGCATCCGCATTCTGGCACGCACCGCGCAAAACGTTCATCCCATGCACGGCGATGGATGTGGCGCGCCGGTCAGGTGTAAGCGCGGCACGATGCA